AATACTTATAATATACACATTTTAAAGAATAATGTTTCCATGTGTTGTTGTGTATTATCTCGTGTCGCTACATGCCTTTTTATGATGATATTTTTAATTTAAAATATGCCAATTAATATGCCAATAAAAAAGCGTACTTCATTTGTACGCTTATTTCATTCTTGATACGATAAAGCCATATAAATTATAGCACATAAAAAAAAGACCGTACAGAATCATACGGTCTAATATACGAAAAAAATAGTTGAAGGTTTTATATGTAATTTATGCTACTTCAATTAATGGGCCACAATTTACCCAAATTCCACCGATTTTCGCAAGATTCTTTTGCACGTTGACTTCATCAACACGAATTCTAGTTACATAGACAACGGCATTTGTAGTATGCAATACGTTATCATTATATCCATCAGAATAGCGAACTTTGTCAACCATACGAATTGGAAACCAACCACCTAATTGTGGTAAATAAGCACAAGTATCGTTATTGATTTGTTTCAAGCCTTGATTTCCAATTTTCATTTGTACGGATGTAACGTAAGAACCTGTGTGCAAGATTTGGTCAATTGCTTCTACAGGTTGTGGAATGCTTGGCTTAACTGCTCCTGTATTTGCGAAGCATTTAGGTCTGAATGCAGTATCAAAGGTTGCATAATAAGGCAATTTGCAAAGTGTAAATGCTCCATTCTTTCCACCTTGGTTCTGTCCTAAGAACCAACCGAATTTGCCGTCAATGTCTGAATCAAAAATAGCGATATGACTGTATGGTGTCCATCCTGCTACTTCTTTAAATACCGCAATGTCTCCCGGTTGCATGATTGAGACCTCATTACAGTAATTCAAGATACCATTTGTTTTTCGATTGTTCCAAATGTCTTTTACGAATTTGCTTGTTGTACAATGGATAGCCTTATATCCTAAATCAATCATGTACTTTGCGAATCCGTCCCAACATTGAGCACCATAGTATCCGTCAATGTCGAATGCTTTGCCTAATACGGCTTCTTTGAAATTTTGATAATTTATTAAAAAAATCCTCCTTTATGCACTAATTATAGCACATAAAAGAGGCTTTTATTACTGATATACTGAGAACATTTCTCTTAATTTATCTCTGACCATTTCTCTTTCTTCTTGAAAGTCGCTAGATGTTTTCATTTCTTCTAAGATTCCATACATAGCGCTAAGAAAAGCTTCTAATTCACGAATAGAATTTCGTTTATCGATTTCATTGTTATCTTTTCGATATTCTTTTTTCGCTTCTATATATTTTCTGAAATGGCTATTCATCAATGCGATATTATCATCAATTTCTGTTCCTTCAATATTTGTGTCATTTGTTCTTAATGCATTTATAGCCGTTCTTCCATCACTCATAGCTAGTATTGTATCAATGTCTTTGATATTGTCTAAAGCTTGGCTCATGACTTTAAAATCTAAATCATTGTATCCTTTTTCTAGTCCTCTCATTGCTTCGGTTAAGAGGTCTAGATTCCTTTTTCTAACCTCTTGCATGATACACCTACGCTAATTTCTTAATGATGATATTTGCATTTTGAACAGATAAATCTAAGCCACTGTTATTGCCTAGCGTAATTGTGTAAGAAGCTCCACAAGGTACTTGAATCAATGTTGCGCCACTAACATTTCCATATGCACTTGCAGTAGCTACATTATATAGAGATTCTGTTCCTCCTACTGCTTCTCCATTCTGTTCTAATTCTAAAGAAGCAACTCCTACCGTTGCACTTGTAATATCTGCCGTATATTCTACTTCATAGATTCCTTGCTTTGTTAACGTAAATAGTCCACTTCCTACATCATGAGCAAGCCAACCTTTACAAGCACATTGACAAGATTTAGTTCTTACTCTGTCCGTTGGAAATAATACATTTTGTCCGTTTGCTACTGTCTGAATTGCCGTTGCTATACTATTAATCATTTTTCTTTTCCTCCTATATAAAATAAATGGGTAGCCTTTCGACTACCCTATAATCCAAAGGCTATTATTGCCTAATCTCTTTCGAGCTAGATTTGGTTACATCCGCAACCTGTCATATTGTATGCATAATAAGGTGAGCAAGTAAGATATGCAGGTTTTGGTGTTGGTTGCAATGTACTAATAATGCTAGCAGATTGTGCCTGTTGGCTTAATTGGAAGTTTGCAGTTAATAATTCTCTATCTCTGTCTGCTAATTTATCACGCAATTCTTGCATTGTGTTCGCATTGATTAATGCTCTTGTTGCTTCGCCTTCTGAGTGAATCGCAGTGGTAATATCACACGTGTTCTTAAAGTTCTGTGTGTTTACACCATCAATCGCTCTTTGTGTAGCACAACAACATTCTTGGTTCTGTTGACCTAGATTCTGCAAGCCTAATTGTGTTGTGTATCTGCTTTCTAGAATGTCTCTTGAATTCTGATATCCTTGGCTAGATACATTTTGATTTGTGTTGAACAAATCACGCTTAATAAATTCTTGATTCATTAATGCGTCATTCTGCATATTGCCATTGTTACCCCAGTTTCCACCAAATAGTAAGAATAAAAGGATAATCCAAATCCAATATCCTCCACCAAATTCATTGTTGTTTCTGTCTGCTAAATCGTACATTGGTTGAATACCATTCATGCTTTCCATTTATATTTCCTCCTTTCAACGCAATTAGCGTTTTAGCCCATACTGAGAAGCCACATTTTCAAACTGTTGTTTCTGTTGTGGCGTTAACTGCCCCATCATATTACTTAGCAATACTTGGGGATTCTGCCCACATTGCATTAATTGTTGAACTTGATTAAATGCTTGTGGATTTCGTTGTTGTAACATACCCAACAACATTTGTTGAGGGTTCATCATATTCATTAAAGGATTCACGCTTTAAGCTCCTTTCTAGGCGTTTCTTTCTCTGTCCTTGTATTTATATTACTTCCGCCTTTTAAACCTAATATCATAGCTTCTAGCTTGTCTAAGCGTTGTTCAATACCATCTTTCTTCGGCTCTGTTTCTTCTTGGAATCTATATTTCTTGAAACTGCCGTCTAATGATTTCATGTAGAAGACTGAATCATTTCTATCTAGCATAATACTAGGCAAACCATTCACCATCATATTCCTTGCTTCTTGTTCATTATTGACCCATTTTCCGTTAAAATCATTTAATGCCATGTTAGGCGTGATTTGGTTATTGATGTTAATAGGTGGAATATTTGCCATTTGTTGAATTGTCTGTAATTGTGATTCAATCATCTGCTTTTGATTCATTAAATTGTTAATTCTGTCATTAATTGGATTATACATTTCGCTCACCTCTTTACACCTTTAATTATATTCATGAGCAATTTCAATTTGTTTCCACATTAATGTCAAATAAATGTCAAAAAAAAGAGGTTTTTCAACCTCTTAATTCTCGTCTAGATACGTTTCTTTTTCACTGCTTTTTCTTGGTGGTAGGACTGCGCTATACTTCTCTACTGTATCATACTTATTCTTAATCTTTTTGATAATTCGATTCACACTAGAAACACTCATATTTAATCTATCAGCTTGTTCTCTAACCGTCCATCCGTATATTCTAGTTCTTAAAATCATTTCTTCGTCTTTAGTTAATAAAGCTAGATTAATAAATTCTTCAAGAATAATCTTATTCCAAGGTACTTGATTCGTCATTTTCTTGTTCTTCGTTAACGAGTTTATCTGCTACTTCCAAACCTTTAGTTAATACACTAGGGACGCTATATCCGCATTGTACCAAATTCTCAATAATGCTACGCACTTCATTAATACATAAAGAAGCCAATACAAACCAACCTAATAATGTGGTTACACGGAAATCAATTCCTAGCATTTCTCCAATCTCAACCAAGAATGCACTGAACGTGAACGCAACTACAATCATAATCCAATAGCCTAGCTTTTTTAGAACTCCAATCCATCCTTTATTGCTATTGATTTTGTGATTAATCGCCGACTTCATACATCCTGTAATATAATCCACTACATTCATAAATAAGAAGAATGCAAATAAATACCAATGCTCACCTAATACGTATGTTAATACGGCAACGGCAACACCACACATTGCATTAATCTTATCTAAAAAAAACATACTTCTTGCTATTTGTTTAAATCCTCCATTTTGTTTTTCTATTAAATTCACTCCTTACATGATTTTTAAATTATCAACCTCTAATTCTAAGGTTCTATATCCATTCTTAATGACTTCAAATATATTTCTAATTCTTGCCGTCATTACTAACCCAATATCTGCTACTATAACATCCACTTTATCCCCTAAATCAAAATCAACCTTGTATTCGTACGAATCAGTATTCAATCCGAAATTCACATTTTCTTCAATTTGACAATCTGCTAGTTTTTCAATTCCTTTTTGAATCAATGCTTTCTTGTAATCCTCAAGTGTCACATCATCACCCATACGCTCAGAACGTGCGTCTACGAACAATTTTTTAATCCGTTCATTCTTATCTATCCTAGCGTCATATTCTACATAAATGCGCTCTTCTGATTGCCCTTCACCACAAATGATTGCATAGTTCTTGTATTTACTAGAATCAATCATAACGTCCGGTTCTTCAATGTTTCCGAACTCTGTAGAGAATGTAACAAAGTTGTTTCCATCTGCATTGTTCTGAGTCAAGTCACGACCACGATACAACACGAATGTGAACGTACTCGATACATAGTCATATTCTATACGGAACGACAATTCTAACGGATATAACAACTCATAAAGCTTCTCGTCAAGGTTCGCTCCTGTTTCTTGAAAATCTACTCTATCGGTAATGGATTCATCATATCTATACCCCATTTTCCATGAGCAATACTTGTCTAATAGCTTTTTGACCACATCAACAATTTTTCCGCTACTTGAGAATGTAGGATAAATACAATCATCTGCTAGAATCTTTTCAAAAAATGAACCTTTTAACAACATTTGTTTTGTGTTGTTTGAAACTGAATAATGTGGTATTTCAACGATTCCTAATTCTTTATCATCCGTAGAATAGATATATTTGATATCACTCGAATACTGCCCTATATCAATATAAATTTCAAAATCTCCTGTTTCATAATATCGCCTATTCCACTGCACATTGTAAGGTGCTAGATGTGTAACAATATTGAAATCTTTATCTAATCCGAAATAAGACATACTATAAACCCAAATACCTTTCATTGTAATATACAGTGCAAGCAAGGTTTGTATCTCCATTGTCTGCCGTATATCCTATGATATTCTCACCTAACTGAATAGTTATATCATTGAATGATGATGTTCTGTCAACTTTTCCAATACAATTCACACCATTCTTTTTAATTGAAATAGGCTCAGAAACTAAATCAATTTCTAATACATCACCATTATGTAGCGTATCTAATACACGAATATATTTATCTTTATTAAAGAGTTTTGGATTTGTTACCTCTCCAAACGCTTCAATAACGGCTCTGCAATATGTTTCTGTATCGCCTTGATTATCAATATAGATTTCTCTAGCAAATGTAAATGTTCCAAAGTTTACGCCTGTTTCCGGTATTTCAAAATTGAATGCTAATCCTTCGCCAATTTCTGCAATATTCCTTGCAAAATCATCAAATGAAAGCAATAAAGGTTGCGTGCATAAAATTGTAAAGTTAAGCTCTAATTCTTTGTAGATGTTAACAGTAGGCAAGCTATACGCATATAAACGACCTCTGCAATATTTCTTTTCTCCCATGTACTCAACGATAACATCAAATAAATGAGAATATTGGAAGAAGCGCCGTAGCTTCTCCCTTTCTTCTCTTTTTTCTTCTAGCGAACCTTTAAAGATAGCTTTTACGCTTCTTTCTTTCATTGGAATACGTGCTCCAATCATTCTTGCACCATTACCAAATGCATTGTCTTGTGTAGTGTATGAAGGTGCTACATAATCAAATCCATCTAAACCACTACTTGAAGGAATCCTCCATCTTTTTTGGTTGTCAATTTCAAATTCTTCTCCGTCATCTCTTCTAACAATGACTCTAACTTGTTTAATGTCTATTGAACTACACCTCCATATCCATATCTTGCTTGCATGCGTAACATTCTAGCGATTTCATCCGGACTTTGAGCTTTATTGTAGAAGTTGATAGTCTGTCCATTGTTATTTGTCGTTACACTTGGCATAATTTGGGCCATATCTTTAGCGACGGCACGAATCCATGCTTTATTTCTTTCTAATGGTACGACTGCTTCCGCTCCATTACCTTCCAACAAACCAATTTGACCACGCTTCAATACACCACCACGCTCTAGTTTTGGAATCTTTCCAATGTGAACTCCAGGAATCTTATTGATGATACCGATTGCACCGTTAATGCCACCGATAACACCGTTTACCATTCCTTTTACACTTCCAACTAATGAACTAACTGCTCCTTCAATTCCGCTAAATACACCACCTACAAATCCTTTTAAACCGCTCCATGCATTTTGTATTCCTTGTAGGACATTTGAAATTTTATTCCCTACATTATCCATTACGCCTTGAACTTTAGACCAAATGCCATTAAATACATCTGAAACAGTACTCTTAACATTATTGAAATATTTATTAATATTATCAATAACACCTTTTACTTTATCGCCGACTCTGTTCATTGTATCTTGAATCTTGCTCCAAATTTTGTTTATGATGTCCGAAACCGTCTTAAACAAATTATTGACAAATCCAATAATCGCAGTAACTACTTCGCTAACCTTACTCCAAATATTCTGAGCAACCGTTAATATTACAGACCAAATATTTGCTACGATTGTAGCTACAATTTGAACAATAGGCATGATAAATCCTAGTATTGTTGCAATTGCAGTTCCAACATACGTCACAACCATATTTATGAATGAAATGATTCCACTTACCACACTTCCAACTACTTGAAGAATAGATGTTATTACAGGAATCATGCCGATAACTGTTTGAATAATCTTTTTAATGATTGCTAGAATCGGTGGGCCTACTACGCTTAGAATCTTTTGAGCTTGGTTTACTACATTTTGAATTGCACTGCCTATCTTGCCTAAAATTTCTTTTGCGATAGGTTCAAGTGCAACTTTCATTTCGTCAATCGCTTTTCTGACCTCATCAAACGCAGGAGCTAACACTTCAGAAACTTGACTTGTCAATTCTGTAATTCCACTTGTATCAATCTTACTTAATACACTTGAAATTACATCACCAACTTTTGCAAACCCTTGTTGAATACCTTGAATTGCTACTGTAATCAATCCAATGATACCGGCAAGAATAGGAGTAATAAGTTCACCTATTGGAGTAAATGAATCAAGAAACGCACGTCCTAAACCACTTAAAGCATTCTTTAGGCCACCATTTGCAATTTCTTTGACTTTATCCATTGCCCCTTCTACATCTTTATATTTATTTCCTACTGTCGTTAAGGACTGAATAAATCCGGAGTTGAAATCTTCTCCCATCGTACCGAATGCAATACTTGCTTTATTCAATTTTTCTTGCTCGTTTGTAGTCTTTGAAATATCTTCTACAATCGCATTTACAACATCTTTTTGAGTTGCTCTTCCTTCTTGCCAAGCTTTAAATACATCTTGTGTTTTTGTATCAAAACTATCCAAAGCTCCTTCGATATTTCCATCAACTAACCTTGTGGTAACTTCATTGATTGCGTCGTTAACTTTATCAAGGTTATAAGCTCCACCATCTAAACCATTCTGCATTAATTGGAAATATTCATCTGCCGAATATCCTGCTTGTGCAAATTTACCGGAGTATTCAGAAATGTTATCGCCCAATTCATCCGATTTATTCAAACCATTCTGAGCACCTGTAGCCATAAGGTCAAACGCTTCTTGAGAAGTGATTCCGAACTGCTTCATTAATTGTTGAGCCCCTCTAAGAGTTTCATTCTCATCCATATCGAATGTATCTCTTAATGTCAATAAATCCTCGGTCACGTTCTTTAGGTCAACATCACTTATGCCTTGCATTTGCGTCTTAACACGGCCCATCATATCGGCAACATCTGAAATATCTTCACCGAAATTATTAGACCAAACATCACGAGCAATGTTTTTAAATTTGCTCATTTCATTACTTGAAGCACCTGTTTGAGCTTGAAATTTAGCCATAGCGTCATCTAATTCTGTAGCTTGATTGACACCTGTCTTAATTGCTAATGCCATACCACCAATAGCTCCTGCTACGGCAGTAACGCCTACAACACCTCCTACGCCTAATCCTGTTAAAGTTTCAGTGATTGCAGTAGCTTCCGGACTAATATTCTGAATCTTTCCTAATAGTCCATCAAATCCACCTTGAATTGAATCTAAGGCACTGTTTCCAATTTTCTTAAATACATCAAACTTTGAACCTGTTTCTTGCGTTTCTGTTTGTGTATTCTTTTGCTCATCATTTAAATCTTTAAGTTTTTCTTTAATCTTCGGTGGTGCTTTTGAACCATCAGAACCTAACTTGTCGATTGCTTTTGAAGTTTCTTTGATAGCATTTGTAGCTCCACTTGTAACTTCATGAACGGATTTCATTCCATTCTCTAGACCACTTGTATCAATCTTTGTATCAAACTTTAATGTTCCGTCCGATATTCAATTTGCCACCTCCTTTTCTAAACATCAAAATATGAATCGAATTCATCTTTCATTTCTTGTTCCTCCATTGTTAATTCGATTGGGAAAGACCATGCTTCTTTTGCTCTTTGATATGCTTTATCCTGTGTATCATTCTTTGAAGGCTTTTCGTACCCTCTAACACTCTTTGCATATCCCCATAAAGTTGAATCACCAACGATATTATTTGCTAGTGCTAGAAACTTATGCCAATGCATATCGCATTCCGTCAAATCAATGCCGTAAAGTTGCATAAAAGCCGAATAAATATATCCCCCATCTTGCACATAGTCTAATGTCTTAACGCCTGTAGAATCACTTCTAGGCGTACTAGAAGGGTTATATAGAAATCGTTCTAATTCACTTAAAATATGCTTATCTATGATAGGTGGTTCATCTACGAATAAATAAGAACAATCTACTTCATCAATAACATGATTATTAAATCTTTCTAATTCTTCATAGAATCTTATCCATAATCGAAAATCTGTATTTAATAAAATAGGCTCGCCATCTAGCGATTGTATGCTATTTGGCAAGCCTTTTATGCGTAAATCAATCATTTCTTCGCCGAAATGCTAGAAACAGTCTTGCTTGCGTCAAGAAATTGCTTCATTCCATTTGTTCCGAATGTTGTTTTTAATTTCTTTTCTACCTGTTCAACCGTTTTCTTTGAATATTCATCATCAATTAAATTGACAATATACAATACTTCCATCAAATCAACCTGTTCAAAGTCTGCACTGCCTAACATGCTTTCAATTTGTTCGTCTGTTAATACTGTTTTAAGATAGTCGAATTTAGCTCGATATGCTTCTTCATGTGTAGCGTGAAATGCGTTACAAGCGTCCTCTGCTTTTAATACTTCAATAGTTTTGGGTTTGATTTCATACTGTTTTCCTTCATACGTGATTTTATTCATGATTTACCTCTTCTTTCTTTATACTTCTGATGTGCCTTCTGTAAATGTTACTGCTCCATCTGCTACCCTTGCAGTACCGACACGAATGTCGCTTGCAAAGTTAATGTTGAAGTTGATTTTTGAATCAACACCACTTAATGTGTCGAAAATTAATTTAGCGTCAACTTCCCACGCTTTATAGCCTTTAGTTTTGTCTCCGTCAAACATAAATACAAGTAAAGCTTTTGTATTTACTTCTTCATTGTTTGGCACGGATTTCATCATTTGTTCGTAAATGTATTCAAAGTCGTCTTCGCCTTTAATCATTGTTAAATCTTGCGAAATCTGAGGTGAATAACTCTTTAATGATTCTGTTGGGTTCTTATCTGCGATAAAGTCATACGTTTCAGTTTCACTATTGAATGAAATATCTAAAGTTGTAGACTTTTTAATTCGCTTGTAACCTTCTCCCATTTGTAAGAACAATCCAATCATATACTTCTTGACTGTCTGTCCTGTAGTTACTTCAGTTCCTTGAGTTGCTATTAATTAAGCTCCTTTCTGTATTTAATTTGAATTGTCAATGCATACACTGCTTGACTATCCTCGTTTGTGTAAAGATATAAACCACTTGAAACGGAAACATCATCACAATAATTGTTTCCGTCTAGTTGTGGTAATTCTCCGTTTAAATTCTTTTTGTCAATCCATTCTCCTAATTCTTCTAAGAAGAAATTGTTGTCTTGCCTTTCGGCTTCAATTTGTGTATTTCTACGTGCTAGAAATGTATAGTATTCAGTACGCATTTGAGAACCGTCAATGTATGTATCTACAATTGCATTTGGTTCTTTATACAATGCATAAGAGATAGCTTGTTGCGCTAAAACATCCGTTTCAATACGTTCATCTATCTGTATATTTCCATAGCCATATAGCCACTGAATCAATGCTTTTGATACTGTCATTCACTACCTCCTATCATTTGTTGTGCTTTCTTTAAGATTGTCTCTGCTCCACCATTTCGCATAGCTTTTTTAAACCAATGGTCTGTCTTACCTCCTACGAAATGAGCATTCTCTTTGTTGTAATACCACCGTCTAGCATATGGAGCACTTGGTCCACCTTGCTTTACTAATCCACTACCGATTTGTGTTAATCGTGTAGCCGAGTTTATCAATGCTCCTGTGTCTCTAGGCGTATAAGGGGTCATAAGCCTAATAACTTCAGAGTCAATCATTTGTTGCACTCGTCCACGTTCTTCAAGTCCTCTTGATTGTTTAATTTGGGGAATTGATTCAACATCAAGTTTGACTTTCATTCCTATTGACCGACAACCTCCCAATGCTTCAACATATCGACATTCGTACAATCTGTTACGCTTTGAATTGTTGTCCATTTGTATTTCTTTTTAGCTTCATTGATTGCCTTGATGTTAGATAAATCTTCTTCGACTTCTCCAAAGAACACGAAATCCGTTTTATCTGTATTTAATGTGAAGTGCTTTTGTTTCTCATCATTTGAAAGTTTTGCATATGCGTAAGGTTCAACATATCCCTCACGATATAGAATGGTAATATTTGTGGATGTGGCTATGCTCAGAATATTACCATTTGCCGTTCTAACAGTTGATTGTCTCCACATACATTTATCAAGAATTGAAGCTTGAAACCTATCTTCTCTCGTTAATGTATCATAGTAGTGATTTACAAGTGTGATTGAATCTTCAAAGAATCCTATCATAATGCAATCCATCTTTCTTTCATTAAATCTGTATCACCTAACCAAAAGGCTATAATATCCTCAAGCGTGTTTCTTTTGTCTGAGTGTGTAGTGTTTATAAAGCTTTTGGAATATCCACCATTTGAGATACTTGATACACCATCAATCGAATCTTGAAAGATTACATTGTTTAAGACATCACAGATACAATCTTTTAAAGTACTTTCGTTCTGTTCGTTAATAGAATCAACATTCACATACTTCAATACCATTGCTTCGGCTTTGTAAGAATACTGATTGAATTGATTTTCATCGAATTTAGGAAAATGGGAATTGTAATATTCCCAATCTAAAATATTGTTCATTTTACAACCCCCTTTAATGCTATTTTTTCTTTTTATCTTGAGGTTTAGCTTCCTCTTTTTCTTCTGTGGGTTCTTCTTTTATTTCTTCATCATTTGAAAGTTTTACATATGCGTAAGGTTCAACCTTTTTATTGATGGAAGGATAACCCCAACCGATTTCCACCGCCATTACTTAGCACTAGCAGATAAGTAAATACCTGCTACCTTATTTTCGTATACATCAACGATTCCATATTTACGATATTTTAGTACATCTGAATCTGATTCAATGTTATTGCTTGCAGGAATTACATTTGAAACGGTGTGTTTATCCCATTTCATAACGGCAGGTTTATGAACAATCAAGAAGTTGATTACGTGCCCATCTTCTGCCTTTTCGTATCCGCCCTCTAACTCTGTATCTTTTCCACTTAACAATTTGATTTTTGTATAGAAACGACTAGCAGGTACAGGAACAACCTTTGCAAATCCTTGTAAAGCTTCACGAGATTTGTAAGTGTCCAACGCCTTAACGCTATTTAATAATGTTGGTGTTGAATACAAGATACGTTGTTCGCTAGGAACTTCATCCTCATCCATTTTAGTGATAGCCGTTAATAATGCGCTCAAGAACTCTTCTGCACCTGTATAATCTTCTGAAACCTTTGTGATTCCTGTTGTTCCGGCAATTTTGGCGAATGTGTAAGCGTCTGCTTCCGGTGCTACCTTTGTACGCATTAATTCCGCTCCTGCCATACCGAATGCAATATTCATTGATTCTGCATTATCTTGTGTATCGACTGAGATTTTAGTTCCTCGGTCATAGTCGAATGTAGCAGTTTTCCATTCTAACTTAACTGAGTTACCTGTATAACCACTGTTTCTGTCATAGTTTCCTAAACCTTTAACAGAAATTTGTGGATAGATGATTTCTTTTGCGTTTGCTCCTGCTCTAACCATTGTAGCGTCTGCATTTAAATCACCTGTTACTGAAGCTAATTTGTAAACCTCATCAAGATTTGAGACATACGTTTTAGCTAATGTAATTTGATTTGGTATTAATTAAATCCTCCTTATTTCTTTTCTGTAGTTAAGCCCATTGCCTGTCGTAGCAATAAATCTTCGGCGTTTGGGTTATCTCCTTGCCCACTGTTTCCAACGATATTTCCTTTGGCAACAGGTTCATTTTGTCTTTCTTCAAACAAGATTGGCTTATTCTCTTTTAATGTTTTAAAAGCTTTGTCAATGTCATTTGTTTGGTCTTTTGAATTTAGTAAATCATCATAGTTGAATTGTGATTTTGCTAAATCGAAATCTTTACATCCATATTCTTTAGCTTTTGCGCTTAATACAGAATCAAGATTCATTTTGCTAATCTGAGTTTCGTAGCTTGTCTTTTGAGTATCAATATCATTCGTCAATGTATTGATTTTATTTTTCAATTCTTCTACATCAACCCCATCATAGCTTTTTTTGAAATTATCAAACTTTGTTTGAATTTCCTTTGCGTTGTTTTCTGCTAAAGATAGCTTTTCTTTTTGCTTGTCAAACTCTGCAATCGTCTTATAGTTGTCATTTACTAGCTTTGTAATTGAGTCCTCTTGCTCTTTGGTTAATTCAATGTTTGATTCTTTTAAAATTTCAATAATGTTTTTCATTTTGCCCTCCTAAAGTCTTTTATAAACCGAATCTTCTCCGGTATGGTTTTGGCTAACTATATTTTAGCTTGAATAATAGCTCACATTGTGAGCTTTTTATCCGATTCTAAGCCTATCATTGTGAACTCTGTCTCCCATTTCAGTACTGAAAGCTTTATACGTTGCATTTGCGTGTTTTAGCTTAATTTTAGCTTCTGTACTGCCTAATCCTTGATTGTCTAATAAGATTACTTCCCTCTTTAATGCTCTGATATTTCTTTCTAATTCCCTTTGGTACTGTCTAGCTTCATATCCTTCATATTCTTTTCCTTGGAATGTGAAAGGCTTTGTATCAATATTTTTTAACTGCTCTTTTGTGTAGGCATAAGGCATATCAACATCCCAAATAGGTTGTGCAAAGTGCCTACATCCATAGTCTTTTTCTTCTCCATGTGTTAACTCATACAAGCTAGGATATAGTTTCCCTTTTGTATCATAGCGCTTCCCTTGCCACTTCTTATGAGTGGGCCTTGCGTTTGCGTGAGCGTCAAACTCAAATACAGTAACTCCCATATCTTTAGCGCATTTATTGTTAATTTCTTGTGATGATTCCTTTTCTGCGTACTGCATTTGTTGCCTTACCCATACATCCACATTTCTTTTAACGCCTGTATCATATTCCACAATCTTTACGCCACTATTTGCTAATTTCGAGATAGCTTTTCTACAAGAATCATCAATCGTACATTTACCACCTACCACATTCTTAACTTCTTCTTGAACTACCTTTGTAAAGAATACCGGTAGTTTATCTTTACCGATTGCATACGTGTTCGCAGTAGTTTTGATGTATTTTTTCCAACGCTTTGCAGTGTCCTTTTGCGGATTCACATACGCAATATGTTTTGCAATGCTTCCATCCATCTTTTTTTTGGTTGCTTCTTGAATCAATTCTAATGTTCCTTGCTTATTTTCTTCAAAGTCCTTTTTAGATTCCTTAATTACATCTTTTTTTAGGCTTTTTGATTCTTTTTTTGTGAATTTACGCAAATCTACGAGTGATTTTGCCAATATCTCATTAAATTTTGCGTTTTCTTCGGTGGCTTTTTCTAAAGCTTCACGAATTTTATTTGAAATGAATATCATCATTCCTAATTCAAATACACTAGCACGCTTTACACTTTTTCTTTCTCTTTCTTCAAGCTTTCTTCTTTTCTCAATTTGCTTTTGCAAGCGTTCTTGCTTTCTTTTTTCTTGCCGTTCTTTGCGTTCTCGTTCCCTTTGTTCTTCTTCACTTAACATTTATATGCCCTCCTACAGAAAAAGGGCATTTAAGCCCTTTAAAAGTGTTTTAATGCCTATTTAATTAATTCTTTTCTCTGAGCTTCTGTAATCCAACCGATAGAAGCAAACATTTCTAAATCACTCTTTGTAAATAAGCCTAATTCATAATACGATTTGATTAATTCATAACTCATACTACTTCACCCCATTCAATTGAGCTTTTAATTGAGCAATCTGTAACATTAATTGTGCATTAATCTTCTCTTGCTCAGTTGGTACTGCTTTTGGTTCTTCAATAGTTGGTTTGTCTCCTTCTGCAACCTCAATCACTTTACCTTCTACATATTTGTAGTTATATCGACCTAATTCATCAACTAATCCTTTTTCTAGATACTGACTTTGAGCATGAGCGTATTTATCGCATTGCCCTTTGTCAATCTCTGTCATTGCTTGAATTTCTTCTTGTGATAAAAAGATTTCTGAATTAATAGATGTGATGTATCCGTCTTGTAAGGATACGTATACTTTATATTCGTTGTTCATAGCTTCCTCCTAATAAATTTCTGCGTCTACACTTATTGTTGTATCGTTTAAATCTACACCAATTGCAGTATTGTTTAATGAGGTATCTACAGGATTTGTATATACACGTAAGTATTGATTATTTGCATAGCCATTGGTTGTGTTAAACGATATTTGTTTACCTGTTCCGTTAACTCTAAGAAAAGTTTGCTTGTTAGCCCCTGTAAAGATTACATTTCGACTATTTCGCATATAAACGCCCCTTGCAAAAGGAATATATATAGCGCTATTAGCTCCATAGCCGGCTAATGAACTCTCTAGAACTACATAGAATCTTTGACACTTCAAAATTTCTTCCGCATAATTTGGAGCAATAAATGAAGTTGCCACTGCGCCTTGCTCTACTTTTGCATATTTTAAAGTTACAGATGAACCTCCTGCTATACTCAAGAAAAAGCTTTTAAATCCATCATCAACTGATGTAAATGTATTCAATCCTTGCTTTAATGTTCCTAATTCGATATTTTTTGAATCTTTGCTTTTATAAAAAGCTTTTACAGTTCCTGTGATTGCTTGAACATAGATTGAATACGTATGTTTCCCATATGAAATATTTTCTTCGTGTTGCGTATAATATCCTATACCACTTAAAGAAGATACAGTTACTGTATTGTCTGAGTTAACAACTGTTTTTACATTTGTTCCTACCCATCTATCTACAGTTCCGCCTGCTCCTGTCGAACTGTAAGTACTTTTTGCTCTTTGATTGATTTTAAAATCCGGATTAATCAATAAATTCGGATTGCTGAATTTAGTTCCTAAATAATTAGCTAATTGCGATAATAAACCTTTTTTCAATCCTGCACCATTGTGTACAGGCAATAAGCTATTATCAGTGAAACTAGGTAATGCGTCTAATTCTGTGACTTGTTTTCCTGCCATGTTATTCCTCCTTGATTTTATATTTCCAATCCTTACCGACTTCTCCACTTGCAACCTCATAAGACCAATCGGCTAAGATTGTATTTCCTTTTTCATCTACTAAATCTTGAGCACTTGTTGCGTTCAAATTTGTAGTAAAGTGGTTATTCATCACCATTTGATTCAATGCGTTGTGCGATGTGGTTACAGACTTTATTTTCGAGACAAGCCACTGAATAGAAGCTTTGTCTTTGAATACGAAAGACATACGCTAACCCCACATTGTGTTTAAATCGTTTGTAGTAATCGCAGTTAATTCTGATTTCTTAACATACGCCGATAAATCAATGTCTGTATTACCAATCTTTTCATATGTCTTTGTCTCTGAAAGCCAAATATACTCATCATAAATATCTTGTGTTCCGTGTGAATGTGCAACCAAATAAATCACACCGTTTGAACCTGTAGCAGGTAAACTCGTTACCTTTTCATATCTAATAGATGTAATATTACCTACTGCCGAATTAATCAACGATTGTACTTGTGATTGCGTTTGATAACCTTTAGCCGTGATAATTGACTCAACGCTCGTTGCCGACTGATATCCACTGTCATTTGTTAATTGTGATGTCTTTGTAGGCACTGTAACATCCACGGCTTTTGAGCTTGGCGTTAATTTCGTACCATTTACCTTTACAGACTCAATCACATTCACTTGAGCACCACTTGCGATACCACTTAATTTTTGCTTTTCTGCGCTTGTGTAGTCATTTGTTGATAAGCCTTTACCACTTACAACATCAACTTTCCCACCTAACGCCGATTTAATTTTACTAATTAAGAGTGTCAAACCACTCTTATCTAAATATTCAATAGCTATTCTTTTTCCTCCTATAGACTATTCCATAATTCATCTAGTTCGGTTGTTGATACCGAAGTTACAGAACCTTCTGCCATAGCTCCAACATCTTCCGGAGTGTATACCGGTCTTGTTTCTGCTTTGGCCCACGTTGGAACAGTTGGGTCTACTTCTTCAACCTCTCCAATGATTTCATTACCATTTAATTTAGGCTTGTTCTTTAACTTGTTGTAATCACTTGTGCCTTCAACAAACTTCTCATCTAAGCCTAAAGTTAATGTTTCTTTATCTTCATTGATTTCAATTTGAAGCTTGTCTGATTCATCTTGTATATTCATTTGAATATCTTGCATTAGAATCATGTAATCACTTCCTTATTCAATACTCTATATACCTTTGTTGTCTTGATAGGAGAAGCAATAGCAACTCCTCCTTTTGTAATCATTCTTAATTGAATGTTACAAGTTCCCTCTTTGAAATTGAGCGTTTCTTCTTGGCTTAACAACACTGAAATAATATTTCCTTCAATGTCTAAATCACTTGATTCTTTCTTTAAGATATATCCGTTCTGTTCAAATACCACATAGATATTCTGCATTTCATTTAAATCAATATCGTTTATTGTGATTTGAATTGTTGGTGTTGTTCCTTGTCTCATGATTTCACCTTGTAAGACCAATCTTTACCTACTTCACCATCATCAACCTCATACGCCCAATCTGCTAAAATTTCATGACCATTCTCATCGACTAATGTTCCATCTTCTGTTAATAGAATCGTAGTGAAATGGTTTTCCATAATCATCTTCTCAATGTTTGAAATTCTGTTCGATAGCTTTCCTGCCGTATTTGCGTCTAACGTATCTTTTACAGTTTCAAACCAATCATTGAACTCTGTTCTATTTGCATTCATTTCAGATTCATTCTGAGCTTTAATTTCCTTGAATAACTCAGTAACTTGAGTGAACAAATCCAATGATTGTACGCTCTTAATTGCGCTTGTAACTGCTCCGCAACGTGTAGAATCTAATCTTGTATCAGTAATATCTGAGCCTTTAACTTCACTTGAATTACCTGTGACCGTGACTGTAGCTAGTACTAAATCATAAATAGAATCACTTCTTGTAATTCCACTGTTAATATCACTTGCAACTAATGTGATGTTTCTGTGTGCGTCATTATCATTCAGTCTAAGAATAATATTGTAGCTTTTAGTTGCGCTATTCTTTTCTAGTGTGATGGTTTCGTCATCCCTTTGCCAATAGAATGCTCCATTAATATTTGCTCGTCCTGCTTTAACTGTTAAGGTTAAGCCTTGAGCTTTCTCAACTCTCAAATGGTCCGAGCTAGAATCGTCAACAAACACGCCATTTGTAAAGTAGCTTGAGAATAATCTTCTGAAAGCGTCATATAATACTAATCTATCGCCATTTCTTGAGACGAATGGAAAATATGTTGTTGCTATTCTTCGTCATCCCCCTCTCCATCATCTTGAATTTCTTCATTTAATAACTCAGTTGCTTCTTCTTCTGTGAAACCGTATTGTTTCATAAAGTACATAATCTTTAATCTTGGAATATCAAATGTTAATGCGTCATTCCTTAACGCTTGTGCAGTGCTTTGCTTATCCTCGATGTATGTATCGTCATAATCAATAGCAATGTCTAATGAATTTATATTAAGCTTTCTGCCTTGTGTTAACTCATAGAAGTACGCTATTGCTTGAATGATATCTTGAATATATGCAGTAGATTCTTTACGTTGTGCATTCACTTCTTTCACTGCGTCTTGATTCTCACCGATATATTCTGTAGCCGTAACAATTCTTCCACTTTCAAACGTATATTTCTTTGTACCGAATCCAAACATCATTGATAGAATACTTAACGCAGTTTCTAACGACTGAACAACCTCATTCGTTCTAACTGTTGGATTATATTCTTGCCATAAAGCTTTTTCTTCCGGTAGCTTATCTCTACCTAACTGAACAAAGATATTCTTTAATTGTGGATTTTGTTTAACCTTTCCATCCTTGTCTTTTTGCATTAATGCTTCATTAACAAGAACGATTTTGTCGGATTTCAACAAATCTCTATTCCACATTGTCATTGTTAAATCAATTGTTTTTAGTGGAGCAATTGCGCTCCAAATTTTAGGCAAGCCGTACCCTTGCATTTGTAAGTTGTTGACCTTTGCGTTTCTCATAATTGCAAACGGTTTAACCACATCTAATTGAACAATTTGAGCACGGTCTTTTATTTCTTCGCCTGTATCTTTAAAGTAATGTGTTTCTGCAATATATCTTTCGTCTTGTCCTTTTAAGAACATGACCATCACATATACTTTTTTTAACTTCTCATAATTTACACCAACGAAAGCAACTTCCACAATTTCATCATTGATAACAGTTAATGGAAGGATATTCATTGAATCACAATAGTTGATTCTGATTTCTCCTCCACTAAATGTACCATCTTCGTATATCTCGGCATTTGATACAGTTACATAAGCTCCTACAGTACCATTTGCGGACATTTGCTCAACTTGTTTCCTGTACATTACATCAAATCTATTCTTCGTTAGAATGTCTGAGATAATATCATTTGTGGCACTGTCCTCTGTAGCGTTTATATCTAGGATTTCAATAAGGTTTGCGTCATCCTCGCATAAACGCTTTGCAAAGTCTGTTTTATCTAGCGTGTATTCCTCATTGTTCAAGGTGTATGCCGTATGAAATTCTGTTTCGGTATTTGTATACCACTTGTTACACAATTCAATAATCTCAATTGCGTTTGTATCTACATAATACCCTCTATCGTTTAGGTAATTCTGAAACCACGGTCTACGTGTGTTAGATGTTTCTATTTCTTACCTCCTTAAATCTATATACTTGCTATGTGTGATAAATGTGTAGCAGAACGAATCCCAATCATCATTAATATTGTTTACGTTCTCATCCTTTGGAATGTCTTTTTTTTCATCCCATACCAATTCGCTCAATGCGTTTATTAAGTTCTTACAATGTTCTTCTATTTTTAACCTACCTGTAACAAGTAAGCTATCAACCGTTATAGGACGGTCTGTTAGCTCATTCTTCTTGACCGGTGCAATTATACTTCCGTCTAATCCTTCGGCATAGAAATAAGCTCTAAGCGTGTTTATTAATGTATTTGAAGCACTGTCCGGAAATATCCACTCTATATATCCGTAACATTCAATACATCGCTTATAGAACCTTACAAACGCTTTGCAGAACTTTGTTGCGTCAATTGAGTTTGACTTTGCCATGTCTCCTTCATCTAGTGCCCACATATAATCCCAATCATTTGTGAACCCTGTTAAGTGCCATGAATATTTCGAGCCATTGTCTCCGAAGTCTACTCCAATAATTAAATGACTAAACCTTTTTCCTTTTTCTTTCATCTTCTCTTTTAAATGTTGATATTTGAATAGGTAAGGTTTGCAGTCATTAGCAAAATAAGGGAATACAAGTCCTTCGGCAACCATTCTTTCCCCTAGAATATCTCGCTTGTACCATACTGAATTCATATCATATTTGTTTTGGATTTCTTCGATTCTTTCTTGGCTCATTGTAGCATTGTCAAAAATATTGAAGTGCTCATATCTGTACCAATCTAACCCCATGAATTTATCTATGTAATTCTTATAAATGTCTGCGTTTGGATTTGATGGGTTTAAATCCCATAATGTAAATGGATGTACGCTTGCAATCTGTCTTGCCATTGCTACCTTAATAAAACTTGTTCTAGAATCCTCACAATCGTAATGCTCATTTATTTCGGTCGCTATCCATCCGCCATATGAGTTACCTAATATACTCTTATATGAATCGGACTTCCCACCACCTGTAAATATAACTATCTTTTCGCCTGTCTTTGTTTGAATAAATAGTGCTTCGTTTGATTTGTATTTACCCCAACGACAACGTCCACGAAAGATATGCTCTAAGCCGAAACCATTGCAGTCACCTATATTTAATTTTGCATTCGGTAAGCTTGACCCACTCGCTAAATGTATTTTATCTTCACATGTTTCTAAATACATTGAAAAGATTATGCAGTGGTCAATCGTTTTACCACTTCGTACCGCTCCTTCTGCTACACTTTGTTTGTAATTTAGGGCGGTCTTGATATAGTTCTTGTGTTTATCTGAAAATTTCCCCCAAGGAATCGTTCTAGTCATCATTTCAATAAATCTGCCAAAGGTGTTAAGTCCTCAATCTCATGTGTCATTGTCTGTTCAACCTTTTCAGTCTGTCCAAGCATTTGTTTACCTAACCAAATAAGCATGGTCGTATTTCCTTTTGACGCTTTGTCAAATTGCATACGTCTTAAACTTCTTTTTGAGTGGCTTATACCTCTTTTATATATCTGACAAAACTTTTTATTTCTTAGCAATGTTCTTACTGAACACCCTAGAAAATCTGCAATTTCTTCTTGAGTACATCCAATAGAAGCAAGCTTTTCAACTGCTTCATAATCAATCTTTATTCTTGGACGTCCTCCTGCGTGTTTCTCTGCTATTTTAATACCCCCTATAACAATCATATTGATTCAATTGTTTTTTAAGCCTTTGCAATCTTTTTCTTAAATCTCTTTTTCTATATTCTGATGTCGTGTTTTCTAATTCTTCTTCAACGCTTTTCATTTGGCGTAAATGTTCTTCTCTAGACATGTCTTGCTTCTTCTGTTTCAAGTTCTGTAATCTCCTCTGTTCTTTTTAAGAATGTTACTGAATTATCATATTCGTAAATGATGTCATTATTTTCATCAAATCCTACAGGCTTTAAGACTTTTTCAAAAATCTTATAAGGTGATTGTCCTGCTTTTGGTGAATTCCATAAATAATGCAGATAATCTTTCATTGTCATTCCTGCATATTTCGCCCTAGCTTCTGATGAATTTGTATTAAAGCCAATTGCTTTGTTACGTTCAAAATCTAAGAAGTACATATCCTTTTCAATATCTTTCCAATGTACTCTTCCATGTTTCTTTGCAATTTGTAAAGCTCCACTAAAATTTCCTCTTGAGTAATCCCAATTCTTGCCTAATGCGCAACAACAACAGTTATTCAAGCATTCTTTAAAGTGTGCGTCTGATACATAGAATCTCATGCCTAATTCATCACATAGCTCTTTCATCTTTTGAATGTATTTAGCCTTTACTTTTCTGTTAAGTCTTAAATATCCACTTCCATTTGAATGTTTTCTATAAAAATCTACAATATCAAATCCTGCACATTCACTAATCACATCATAATGCTCCTTAGCTTGTTTAATAGAGCGCATTTCTAAGCAAAAGAACTCTGTAGTAACTGCAGTAGCTCCTGCCTTTTTTGCTTCTCTAATTAAATCTAGATAGGTTTTATCTGACACTCCTACAATAAATGGACGCAACCTTAAAGTTGCACCACCTTTTGATAGTTCAGTATACTTTTTCATTGCTTCAAGTCTTTTTCTTGGACTTGGCACACCTACTTCGATTTTTCTTGCGTCCTCTTCATCTAGTGTGATGATACTAAACTTAACATTCCAATTGTCTGCGTCTTTGAATAACTCTTGATATTTAGGGTCGTTAAATACCCATGCCGATTTCGTACTAAAACAGATAGGATAGTTAATAGATTTTAGATACTTGAGCATTTCATAGGTTTTACCATATTTCTTTTCATATCCGTCGAATTGGTCCGATAATCCACCATATTGAATAGGACGTCTGTCTTTAATGTATTTATAGAATTGTGATTTTGTATCTTCTCCACTGAAAATCTTTTTACACTTCTCAACATTGATACATTTCACATCTTTATTAAGATATGCTTCTTTACTTGCACCAATACCTCTTTGATATTGGCTAAAACAATAAACACATCCAAATGAACAGTTGGAATATGTGTCAAATGTTACCGGTAATGAGCAATCTGCGATTTCTCCTGTCCATCTTGGTGATTGATATGTCTCACTGATTTTATTCACCTTATATCCTCCATTTCCTTTTCAACAATACTGTTCTATCTTTTTTTGTTACCATATCCGGATATTTCTTTACTAGGCGTCTAAGCCATAGTTCTTGTTCTCCTCTTTGGTATCTGTCATACATTCCGCCTTTTTCCTTTCCCATGTAAGATTTATTTGGCACAATGTTATTTACTCTAGCTATGATATACCCTTGCCTAATCATTCTTAGATTCAATTCATAATCCTCTAACATATCCCATTTCTCATCAAATTTGATTTCTTCACTTTTAATAACAAAACACAATCCACCTTGTACGAGTGTATTGAATGAATATGTTTCACCTTTCTTAACATAGCTAGCTATATTCATATTATTGGTTGTGGGTAGACATCCCATGAAGTGAATATTGTTCTTTTGCATAAATGAGAATACCTCATTAAATGTCTTATCCAACTCAGTAATTTTTTTCTGCGCCCCACATTTATTCCCTTGCTTTTCTTCCCATTTTCTAAAATCTCTGATGTCATCATCTAGTAAGATGATTTTTGCCCCATTTTCAAAATAATTTAGAATGTTATTTCTATTCGAAGCTACGTTATTCCCACGCCTAGTAATGATTTGAGCTTGACTCCCTAATTCTTCAACATAAGTTTTGAAATCATTTGAATCATTTAAGCTAATCACAATTCTTTCATCTTCAATCCCACATTCTTTTAATGCGCGATACGTTTTACATTTTGGTCTATGGTAACTAGCTATTGCATAATAGATGTTATTCATGCATTAACTCCTTGATGTCGTAGCACACTTTTAATTCAGTTACCTGTAAAAGTTTCTCTAAGAATAGTTGTTCTTCCTCTGTTTCATATGTAATGATTACACGTTGCTTTTTTAGCATTTCTTCTGAATGTTCGCTAAATGCGTCCATAAGCTCATTATCATATCCTTCTGCGTCCATGTCCTCAGTTAATGCACTAATTTCAAAATCGCCGAATCCAAAATCTCTCATATCGATTCCGTCAATTTCTTCAAGCTCTTCCATTTCTGTCTTTAATGCGTCTAAATCCCACGAAGCTTTTTCTGCCGTTTTATTATCTGCAATTCTAAATGCTTTTACTTGCTCATCCGTTAAATCATCTGCAACCACACAAGGAACAGTTTCTAAGCCTAATTCTTGACTAGCTTTATATCGTGTATGACCTGCAACAATAACTCCATTTTTATCAATAACAATAGGGACTTTGAAGCCGAATTCCTCAATAGAATTTTTAACAAATTTCACTGCTCCATCATTGATTCTAGGGTTATTCTCATAAGGTTTTAGCTCATTTAATCTTTTTTCAACAATATTCATTATTTCCCCTCCTTTTAAACTCATAGAGCGTCATTTATATTTAAACAAGTATTTGTATTCTTGATGTATTCATCAACGTATAATTCCTTTTTATCGCCGTTATACGTTACCTCATAGTAATTGTCTGTGCTTTGAGCACTAATTAATGCTTTATTGTTCTGTAGCGTCTTACACATCCATACAACGAACATTTCACTTACCTCAATATTTTGGTTTACTTGCAATACTGCATTGATTGCTAAATTATGAAATTTTCTTGAATCCATATTCTCCTCCTTATTATTAAAAGAACCGAGACAAATGCTCGGTAATATATTCAAAGTCTATCGATATGCCATTGTTGGTATTTAATATCTAATTTGGGAAGGACTTACTGATAGGCTTTGTAAACATGGTTGCAGGAGAAGGATTTGCACCATTCGACCTTCGGCTAATAAGACCGACGAGCTACTACTGCTCTATCCTGCTAAAACAATTATCGCATGAAAAAATGCTCACATTGTGAGCACTTTCTTCAAGTTCTTGTTTATTTTTCTTGGAATCTCTTCTCTTGCATAACCTACAATATTAGATGTTTTTTCTGCACTGAATCCCTTTATATATCTATACTCAATCATTGTTCGTGTAGTATCATCAAGTTGGCTTAATTTGTCTTTTACATAGTTCATTCTTCTTGCATAATCTGCATGAGCCAAGAATAGCTCGGCTTTTAAAGGATAAATAGCTTCATCCCTTTGTAGCTCTGCTATCTTTTGCTCATAATATGTGTATGATTGGCATTCACACAAGAAGTGTCTCTTAATATCTTCATATGTACTCATGAACTGTATACCTTATACAATCTATCTTTTAATTCGCCAACTTCACTTCTTAATTTCTTGATTTCTTTAGCTTGAGTATGAATTGTTGCGCTTCTTTCTTTTAAAGTCTGCTCCAATTCAATATTCTTCCTTCCTAGTCTATTGTTTTTTGAAATTAACTCTTTAATCCTTTCTTCATAATTCATTTCTATTAAAAACACCTCCGTATTAATTTAATGATTTGATAAAATCACAATATCGTTTTATATAACTCCATTTGTTTGAATATTTGTAATATTTGCTAGAATGCTCTCCTACACTTATTTGACTTATACCTATAACATCTTTACTAGGAATTACCAATACATCTAAAACTTTTTCATCATCACTAAGTATGTACAAGATATATATGTCGCAAGTTGGATATGTTTTTTCTAAATTGAATGTGTAAAAGCTCCCATTCCTACCTCTGTATAAGGTGCTCGCTTTCACATCAACTTTTACACATTCATTCACTAAAATATCATACGGATGTTTTGTAGACATTTTAATAGCTTCATATCCTTTGTTCTCTATATAATCCATAAATTTCAATTCATATTTTCTGCCGAAATTTGTTCTACTTGGTTTTGATTCTAAATGTAATTCTTTCGCTAAAGGAAACCATAAACTTCTTTTTGAAATTGCATTTCCTAATTTTGAATCTCCATAGTATTCTTCAACTTCTCTTCTTGTAGGCATTCTGTTTAATCCTGTATCAATAATCATTTCTTTGATTTGTGATTTTATCTTTTCTTCTGTCCAATGTTCTCTTATTAGTTACCTCCATTTTTTGACAATTTTATTCTATAGTTCGTCAAGCTATAGAATTACTTAAAAGGTAAATCGTCTGAAGCAATATCTAAATCACTTTCACCATTGTATTCTTGTTGTGCAATTTGTTGTGTCAAACTTGGTTGTGTATATGTGTTTTGAACGCCGTAATTGTTGTTATATGCTTGATTTGGTTGTTGATATGTATTTACATTAGGATTGTAATTCTGCCCATTAGAAGCGCTTTTAGGCGGTAATTGTACATTACTAGCTACAACTTCAGTGATATATATTCTTTGCCCTTGTTGGTTCTCATAATTTCTAACACTGATTCTTCCTTCAACTGTAATTAAATCACCTTTCTTGCAATACATATTCACAATATCTGCTAATTTATTCCATGCCACACAATTAATAAAATCTGTAGTATCATTGTATCCATTTACTGCTACCGTGAATTTTGCTACGCTATTTCCATTTTGTGTTTTTGATAGTTCAACATCTTTAGTTAGATGTCCTGCTATTACTGCTACATTAATCATTTTCTACCTCTTTTCTATCTTTTAATTACCTCGCAATTGTCTAAGATTTCACGAATTGGAACATTTGTATCAACGTCTTTAAAATATCCCTTTTCACGCATTTTAAACAAATGTATTTGATTTGCAATGTTATTATACGTTTTATAATCTTTATGCACGCTTAACAAATCATACTCAAATTGAGTTAGCTTATATTTTGGCTTTTCATATGCCTGCTTTAACCATGTAAATTTTCCTTCTATACAATCATCATTAAATTTACATTTACTACAACGTGCGTCAACACACTGCGTAATTCTTCCGTTAATTAGAGCAAAATCACTCATTCTTTTTGTTGACAAGTATTCAAAAAAATGTTCAAAATTTGTTTCTTCTTTTGTTTTTTGCTTTTCTTCTTCAAGCCATCCTAACTCTTTTTCTTGTTGAACAATTGCTCTAAATTCATCTAATGTAATATCATGAGCATACGAACCGCTTGTTTGATATCCATATGTTGCTATAACTTTTTTCAATAATAATGTAAATATAATTTGTATACAATTACCATTGATAAATTTTTCGTATTTAATTAAACAACTGTCATTTCTTACTTGCTTATATCCTAATTCTTCAAATATCTCTCTAGCAGTCATCTTTATCTTCCTCCATTAACTTCTGCCCACAAAAAGGACAACGAGGATATAACTTTCCATCAGTTCTTGTTGCAATAATAATTCCGCCCTTTCCGCAATTTGGACACACTAGATGGTAATCTCCGAAAATATCATCTTGTATTACTACAGGTTTCTTTGGCGTTTCTTTATCCGTAAGGTCTGCCAAAAATTCAAAATATACCTTGGCACGAGCAGTCTCTTCTATCATTGCTTTTCCACACGCAAATTTATAATCTTTTTCAAGAACTTGTAACATTTTTTGATATTCATTCATACGCTTTTATCTCCCTCTTTAAATCATCAATAGAGTTGATACTCATATGCCTTTATCTCCCTTTTTAAATCGTCAATGGCTTTCTTAACATCCTTTAAATCCATATCAAAGTTACTAACTAAATCTGCCATATGATTGTTAGAATAGCTCTGTAAAGCCGATTCTAGCGTTGTATGGTATGAGATAGGTTTTTGTACGTCTATCTCATTCCCTTCTTTATCCTTACCCTTTACAAATGTTACAAGGGCGAATGAACCACCGTTAGAAGTGATTGCACAATTATTTTGTAATCTAATCATTTTCATTCTCCTTTTAACTCATTAATTTATTTTTGTAACGATTATCCAATTCTTCCATAACATGCTTTCCACCATATAGTTTCGATGCGTAAACAATGTAGTCTAATTCATCTAGCATACTGTTCATCAAGTCTTTATTGGTACAGACAAATTTAATATTCTTTTGCAAAGATAAATAAGTTTGCTCAATTTGTTTATCGATTTCAGAAGCACTGCTTTTATCTAATCTGATAAAAGTATTTATTTTTATAGCATCTTCTCTTTGCTTTTTTCTTTCCTTTTCTAAGTTTTTTTTCAATTCTTTATTATTCATTTTTATTCTTTATCCTTTCATCAACTTTTTCTAAGCAATATTCCGTACAATTATCGTATTTTAAACATTTGCCAAGCTTATACGCTACACATTTATTTTGTAAGCATTTATGTAGTACTGGTCTTGTGAAATTTCCTTGACCATATACAATTGGCACAACTTCTTCTTTTGAAGTTAAATCAGGACAAAATTTAATCATCTTCATCTTTTCTTTCTTTATCTTTTACACATTCCTCATATTTATCGGCTATAAATCCATCCATTTCTTGTTTTGTGAACCCTAGATTTAATAATTCATCTTTATAATTCATTCCGAAATTAAATGAATCTATATCCAAATAGTGCTCTAACGAATAGTTCTCAACGTCTAACCATCTACACCTATATTCTAGAATGTGTTGCTTATATTGGTCTATTTTTTCGGCTAAATCATTTATTTCTTTTTTTGCTTGTGCAACATCTTCGCTATGTGATTCTTGTTCCTCTTTTAGCCTTCTTTTTAAATACTCGTTATTACTTTTTAACAAATCATATGTTTCTAGTGACATTTGAACAAACGCTTCCATTTAAAAATCATCCTCCTCATCTTGTGGCATTTGGAATGTTTCACCGTATGAACATTCGTACCATTCTTGAATATCGTTTAAAACTGCTAAAGCTTTATATTTAGTAGTATATGTACCTAAATTAACGCTTATACCACTTTTGCCACTTAATGTAATCACTGCATATTTAACGCCTTGTTCTTCAATTGCGAAAAAGTCGCAATCCATTAAAATTTTTCCATCTTGGCTTCTAATCCACATCTTCTATTTCTCCTTTGTTATCTTTTCTGTAACCAATCTCATATTGATTTCTGTTAATTCTTGGATTCTCTTTTTGGCTTCTGTATACATATACAGTTCTAAATCAATTGAATTAAAATAATCATCCATATTACTTAATCCGTATGTTGCTTGTTCTTCTTCAGTAAATGTTAGATTGTTTTGATTATGTCCTTGTTCATCAAGCACAAATTCATAATCTCCTTCGGTAGAGCCACCATTCTGTAAATTTAGATATTGAATGTTTCCGCTATCGTCTAAATACAATCTATCGTGTTGGTCAGTTCCTACAATGTGGATATATCCTGTTTCTTTATCTCTTACGTAAATAAGAATTGCTTTTAAATGGTTTGGGTTGTACATCTTAATAACCCTCTTTCAGTCTTTGATAGTTGATTTTGTTTTTGTCACAATAGCATTCATAAACTTGCTCAATTGTGAAACCTAAGTATTCTGAGATTGCAATTAATCTTTCCACCTTACAAAGTTCCCATGCTACTAAATCAGATAGCTCTTCTGATAATCTATACTCTTTAGTTTTTATCAAATTTAAGATTCTTTTTGAATTTCTTACGACTGCACTAGCATTCATCATTCCTTCTTCTCCGTTTTCGAAATGATTCTGCCAACTCAACACGAAATGCCAAACATCAATTAATTCTCCTAACACCTTTCTCATATCTACCGGAGCTTGTGTCTTTTTCCACCAACACCAATCTCCTTTAAGTTCGTGTGTTAATTCTCCTACTTCATCCAAAATAGCCATTCTTAAATTCTCTTCATCAATTTCAGTTAATCCATATGCACTCATGATTGATTTATCTAATTCTGCTTGCTTATGTAACATTTCTTTAATCAATTTAAATTCTTTACTTGTCATGTTTCTTTATCTCTCTTTCTAAATACAATTTATCTAATTTTTCTTTTACAATATCTTCTAATTCTTCAAGTTCCATAATGCTTTCAAAGCCTAATACACTGCGTCCCGTAATTAATTCCTTATACTTAGCCATATAATAGTCAGATTTAGATAAGTCCTCTTCATGTCCCTTATCTGAAGCTCTGTATCTATATTTCCATACATTGCACAAGCAGAAACAAGCGACAATATCTTTTCCAAATACTGCTATCATTTCATCAATACACTCCATTGCTCCATCTCTGTTGTAATGTTGAGGATGATTGACCATGTCGATTTCATCATGTTCTTTTGGTTCAAAATGACTTGTTGATTTACTGCAACTCACACATGGTTCATCAATTGCAGAATCATGTTCGTATTTACATCTTATACATTGATTTAGTCCTTTTTCTTCTTTAGGTTCAAAGTAGTTTATTTTTCCTAATACAACTAATTTTCTGTCTTTAAATCTCAATCTGCATACACTACAAGGATGTTCTTCTTTTGATAAATATTCGTATTTACATTCATCACATTTATGTTCTTTTTTTGGCTTTAAGTAATCCATTTATTTCACCTCATCAAAGTCCGAATAATATTCAACGCTTACGACTTCACCGTGCTTTGTTTGCAGTTCTATGATTCGTTTCTCTAGCTCTTTGTTTTGATATTCAAGTGTCCTAATCTTGCGTCTGTATTCTTCATATTTGAATATACATTTAGTTGCTTTATCCTGTTCTTCTTGAATCCTTTTTCCTACCATTATGCTATATAGAAGAAGTGTTGCACCACTTCCACATATAGCTCCACAAATCCAATTAATCATTTAATCCCCTTTCTATGCTCCAAATAGTTGTGCTCTAAGCCTATTGAATTCATCTTGTACTTCTTTATCTGTCTTTGTGTTTTGCTCTGCATAAAACTTTGAATCAAGTGTGATAGGCTTATCTTTATTTCTTTTCAACCATTCATCATGAACCCATTTCTGAATCACTAGCGAATGGTTCTTGTATTTCTTTCCACTCGTTTCAATGTACTCATCTAATATCTTTATATGCTCATCTAATGAATCACCATATAAATCTAATAGGTGTGTGTGTTCTTTATCTGTAAGTAACACGTGTGAATATTCTCCGTATTTATGTTTACTTTGTTTATTAGTATTTAATTTATTAGTATTTGGTTTATTAGTATCTTTATAAGTGTAGGGGTTTTCAAGTACTTGAGTTTCAACACTTTGCTTTTCAATACCTTGATTTTCAAGGGGTTGAAAATCCACCTCTTGAGGATTCTCAAAGAATGTATATTGATATTGAATCCTATTACTATTTTCATTGGGATATATCTTCTCTACTCTTAAATATCCGTTCTTTTTTAATTCCTTAATTGCACTTTCAACTGAATCTTTCCCATCTTTTACAATTCCAACTAATCCATTTACTGTATAATGCCAATCTTCCGGTAAACCAAGAACAACACTTAATAAGCCTATTGCTTTTAGTGATAAGCGTTTATCTTTTAAATGTGTATTGCTCATCACTGTATAGTTTCTGCTCTTAATAACTCTAATTACTGCTATTTTGCTCACCTCCAAGCACTACTACTTGCTTTAGGATTTCATCAATAATCTTGTCGGTGTATTCGATATAGCATTTGATTTGTTCAGTACTAAAATAACTACCATCTTTATGTAATGCTTTATAGATTGCGATTATTCTTTCTTGGTTTAATCCTTCTTTTGTGTAGCTATTACACTTACTTAATCTATAAATGAATTCTCCTGTAATATCATGACAAATACACATCTCATTAAATACATCATCTAACTTTGCGTCCTCTTTAGTTTCTGCAATTATGTAAAAAAAGTGATATCTATCAAAGTAAATTTGTTTTGCAACATTTATTGCCATTTCTTGCTCTCTCATAATATTTCTACCTCTATTCTTGGATTCTCCTTATCTGTAAATACTGTATGATTCACTTGATTAATGTATTTCCTTGAATCATCCTCTAAAATTCCTGTTCTAACTAATGAATCTTGAATGAATTTAGTTGCGAATGTTATGTTATATATATCCCTTCTGTTGTCTTGTTCATACCAATTAATATTTAATTTAATTGGATAGTTCTTAACTTCGTAAACTTCACCGAAATTCACTGCCTGTAAGATATAAGCCATTACAAGACGCTCGTTCTTTTTCACCATTTCTGCTCCCTTGTAACGATTGGCTCGGCAAGCTCTAATATATTCATTCAATCCATCTAGTTTTCCTTTAATTACAAATTTTATTTTCTTCCCCCTTGATTCCTTTATCTAAATAGTATTGAGTATTGATTCCTAATTGTTCTGCATAATCTAATATGCAATCAATTAAGACTCCCATTTGCTTTGTATCCATTTGTGATGAGCCTAGAAACAATCTACAATTCACAAATTCGTTTCCATTGTCTCTTATCTCAGTACCCAATATTTGAACTGCCCTAACTCCATGTGCTTGAGCCAACGAATCAACACCATCTTTCAAAACCGAAACATATGTATATAAAGCTTTAGCCATTCTCAAAAACTCACAATACATATCATATGTATCGTTATGACTAGCGTTTTCGTTTTCACTTATCTCCTTGATTAATGCCCACATAAGCCGATTCTGATTATTCGTACGTAAATGTTTAACAGAATCTATAATCACGCTATATGCCCCTTTTTCGAGTGTCTGAGCGTATGATTCGTATATTGGCTCAGTTAATTCAAATGTTATTTCTAGGTTTCCATCTTCATTTCTTGATTTTCTTAAGTAATTGCCAATCAACTTTGTTTTCAAAATCTCATTTGCTCCATTTCTTCAAATTTCTGAAGTCTGAAAAGTTTTTTCTGTTCTTCTGTAATTCCCAATTCTTCCATTTTTTTTACATCCGTCCATGAATCTTGGTATGGATTAAAGTTTTCATCCATAATATAGTTTTCAAGCTCTTCAATCCTTTTAGCTTGCGAAAAATAGATTTCTCTAGGATATGTTTCTTGGTTCGTGATAACATTGTATGAATGCATATTTACCTCCTATAGATAATTCTTATGAAATATCTTCATAAATTCGTTTCTTGTGTGTTCTTCTTCAAACGCCTGTTGGCATTCCTTTTTTAGCTTCATGTCTAATTTGTGATTGAAGTGAACTCCTTCATTGCTCATGTTGTGATGTCTAGCACATAATCTTACATAACACCCATGCTCAATTGATTTTTTTCGGTTTGCAGTGCCGAAAAAAATTTCATGTGTGTGTAAATTTAAAGTTGAACCACATACATAGCACCTAGACATATCACTTTGAAGTATTGACTTATCTCGTTTTATTTCCAAGTTACCTTAACACTAGATTTAACTTGTGTTTCCTTAGATAATTGGTGCATAAGACCTAATTCGTTCACTAATTTTGTATCAATAGTTGTTCTTGTGTATGGTTCTACATATGCAATTTTCACAACATCATTTTCGAATGATTTGATACAATTCATTTCCATTGCTTCTAAGATATTCTTCTTAATATCTTTTTCTAATTTGTCCATTTCCTTTTTGTATTCTTGAAATGATTTTAATTTGTTCAATGCTTCTTTTTGAATTTCAATTTGTCCATTTGTTACGTTTACTAATTCCATTTTTCTTTCCTCCTTATGCTTTCGCATTTTCTTTGTAGATAGCTCCGTATGCTTTAATTAATCCCACTAGACCGTTTCCATTTAGATTAGGAATATCTTGTGAACTAATTTTATATTCGGCTTTTAAATGTTCACAAAACGCTTCTGAATGTGTATCAATTCCTAGCTTCTGTAATTCATTCTGTGCTTTAAAACACCTCATACGAATTTCATCTAACTTGTCATTATTTTCTGATTTCTGTTGTTTTGCTTGTGCATTTTGAATAGTTTCATGTTGTTCGTCTGTATCTGCGTCTTTTGTATCATCCAAGTTAAATAAACCGTTTAACGCATATTTTCTAGCATATGAACTGCATGAACCAGTTACTTGTGAAGCGTCCATGCCTTTTTTATTTTCTTCTTCTCTAGCCATTGCTTTCACTTCAATTGATTCATTTGAATCCCAATCGTTTAAGATTGCATTTGCCACAACATAATATCTATCTTTAATAACTTCAATTTCATCTGTAAGAATCAAAGTTGCTCTATACTTAACGCAAATCTTTTTAGCTTCTGCTAAGATATCCTCTGCCGACCTATAACTATATTTACCAAACTTGTTATATTGATTCTTCCCCACTTTCATTTCGTTTTGTATATGAGATAGCTTTTCATATACATTCATTTTCTTTTCTTCCATTCTTCCGTTTCTCCTTTTAATCTGCTATAATGTATGTGTTCTTAATTTAAGAACGTCATTTCTTGTGTGTGCGTGCTTTGTCGAGTGCGCACCTCTTTTTTTATTGAAATAACATTCCATAAGTCTTACCAAAACAACTTATTGTCATTAATAGAATCATAATTGTTGCGAATAACAGAATATTCACGCACGTTGTGATTCTTTTTTGATACCTTTGTTCCCTTAACAGTTCCTTTTCTTCTTTGCTTAAATGTTTTCTTTTTGGATTAAATGGATAAATGCTTAACTCCATTTCATCCTCCTGTATTGCATTCATTCTTATATCTTGCATAACTAACTCCTTCTAAATGACTTTCTAGCTTCAGGGCAACACTTCAAGAAATATTCTGTTGGGATTACATTCTGATTAACATTTCTATATACAAATGTGTCTTCCCAAGCAGTACCTGTTTCTTCTTTATAGAACTCTCTAACTGATTTCATAATCTTGCTTGATTGGTGTCTTTGTCGGTCTTTTGACAATTCGGTCATATCAAACACCTTTACCAAATCGTCTTTATTTAAATATGATTTGTAATCAATTATCATATTCGTTCACCTCCATCCTAGATTCACATGTATTGATTTCATTCACCTCTTTTCTTCTTTTTTGGATTCGTTAAGGATACAAGCGATATACCCTTTATCGAATTCAGATAGCTCATAGCCTTTCTTTTCAAGTAAGCCTAAAGCTTCGAAAATTCTTGCATCTATTATTGTTTCACCTCCATAACCTGTCATCATCAGTGCTAGTAGGTCATCTCTAGCAGATAAGCCTTTCGGCTTATTTCGACTAATTCATTAATTGTGGTTTGCCTTTGGTTTCAATTCTTTCAACTTGGTCTAGCTTAAATAAGAAAGCTTTTGCTAAGAAGAAATTGTTTTCTTCAGTTTCTTTTCCATCAACTGATTCAACTTTCTTTGATTTGCGTTTCCAAAGTTTTGTGCAAACTGTAGCATGCTCACCTTTTTTAACTTTGAATCCCATTTCTTTCCATTTTTGGAATGTGTGCAATGGTTCAAATTCTCCCATGCCTAATAACTTCTTTTCATTTTGTATGATTTGTTCGTTTGTCATTTCTTGTGTCCTCCTTATTGATTAGCTTTTAATCTTTCTATTTCTTTTCTAAGCATTTGATTTTGCTTTTGAAGTATGATTTTTCTTGTAAATTCATTACTAAATTTATTGAACATTTTGTCTTTATATTCTTGTTGTCTTTTTCTAATTTCTTCTTGTGATTTCATTTTCTTAATCCTCCATTTTTAAGATTCCTTCTAATGTGTATTTGTATGTCTCGTGAATCAACAATTCCTTTTCAAGTTGTTCGATTCTTTCGCAAGTTTGCTTTACATAATTTGTATTCAAATTTTGAGCTTCGTGAACTAAAGTTTCTTTTTCTTGTTTTAGCGAACGTTCTTTGCTTTCAATTTGCCAATTTACTCTTGCTAATAATTTTTCTAATTCCTTTTTCATTTCTTGTTCCTCCATTTTTTTGTATTGTTTTGTGTTGTTTTGTGTTGTTTTGTAACTTACGTGTATAGTATACAACACATTGTGTACATTTACAAGTATAAATTGTAATTTTTGTGTACATTTATATTTTTAATGATAAAATGAAATAAAGGAGGTTATTTTTTTGACTACAGGAGAAAGAGTAAAAGAGTTAAGGAATGCATTAAATTTAACTCAAACAGAGTTTGGTTCAAGAATTGGTGTTTCTAGAAATTCTGTTGCAAGTTATGAAAGTGGCGTTAGAAATATGAATGATTACATTCTTAAAAACATCTGTAGAACATTTAATGCCGATTATTTTTGGCTTACTGAAGGTATTGGAGATATGTTTTTAGATGTACCGGATAACACTATTGATGAATTAATTGATGAATACCAAATCAACCCAAACCAAAAGCCACTCATAAAGGCTTATCTAAAATCAAGTGAAGAAACGAAGGAAAGGTTATTAGATTTCATTTATGGAATCATTAAGGAATTAGACAATGCGGAACAAAGCTAAAACACCACCTATTCAAAAAGGTGGAAGTAAGAAGAAAAAGATATTATTATGGTGTGCAATTATTATTGTCGCTTTTTATGCAATTATTGCTATTGCTCCTAGTGAGCCACAAAAAAAGCTTACATACACTGAAGAAATAGCAGAAAATTGGGCAGTACCGGAAAAAGAGGTAAAATCTATTGTATCCGTTGCGAAAGAACTAGGAATTAAAAAGTCAAAACTTCATATCACTCATTTAGATGAGGATTCTTGCACAATTAAATATATAGACACTGATATTACCTTTAATATCAAAGATGACACTGTAAACACTGTTAAAAAGGATGAAACAGTATTCTATGAAAATGGTTCAGTTACTAGAATGCCTAGAACTGTTATTATGACACAAGCAGAAAAAGAAGGTTTATATGATTGGGTAAAAATGGCAATCGCATTACATTCAGATTTCAATATATCTGAATTAGATACAATCTCAAATTTTGATTGGATTAAACAAGATAATTCATATGCAGTAAAAGGATACGCATATGTAGATGATAAGAAACTTGGCTTTGTCATTACTTGTGATTGGACAGGAAACACTGATGAAGCACCAACATTTAAAGAAATTCAATGGTTTCCAAACTAAAAAAGAGCGAAATTAATCGCTCTTTTCATCTGTGGAATTTATCCAAATCCGTTGAGTATACTCATAAACTCTTGCCACTTCTTTTTCTTCTAGTTCTTCTAACATTCTATTAATCAATACATACATTTCATACTTCGTCATGTGGCTTCCCCCTTTCTTTATAATTATTAATAACTCTAAGGTTATAACACATATAACTATATTTCAAGGGTAATTTTTAGTGCTAAAATTTGTCTTTCTCCATAAATTGTACAATACCTTTATCTGCTTGAGGTAACCAATGAGCATATACTGAAAGTACTGTATCGAGGTTATCTCCTAGTCTTTTTGCAATATCGTACACTGAGAAATTCACTGTTCCATTTGTAACCATATTATTAATCATATAACTTGCGCAGGAGTGCCTTAAATCGTGTATTCTGATAATAGGTATCTGCTCATTTTGTGGTAGCTTGATATTTGTTCTCTTAATAGTCTCATTCAGTTCTCTTCTAACCGAACTACGATAAAAAGGTACTGTCATACCAAATATATAATCATTATCGTTTGCGTTCATATTCTCTTTAAAAGCTTTATATTCATCAGATAGAAATTGTGGCATTGTAATTAATCTATAACTGTTATTTGTTTTAGGTGTTGTAGCTTTTCTTAGCATGTCTGCCCATGTTTTCTGTATGTTGATGGTATTATTAGTTAAATCAACATCTTTCCATTGTAAAGCTAATGTTTCACCTATTCTCATTCCCATATAAAATTGATTCATAAATAATAAATGATATACAGGCTTATTTTCATTCGCTATAAACTTGTTGAATTCATCAACTGTCCAATACATCATGTCTTTTTTCTTTTCGTTTGGGTCTTTCTTTAAATCAATATTATCGCACGGACTCACTTGAATATATCCTTGCCTTACTGCATAATTCAATACTGCTCTAAATTTCGTAAAATAGTTAAGTACTGAATTAAATGACATTGATTGCATTAATTTATTAATGAACTTTTCTATATTGTTTGATGTAAGCTTTTTAACCTCGCATTCACCTAGTTCATCTTCCCAATATTTTAGAATCGCTCTCTGCGTTAAGTATGAGCTTTCTTTAATTCTCTTTTCCGAGTATACTTGATATTGATAAGATAGCTCTTTAAATGTGATGGTTGCGTTTGGTTCTTTTAAATTCTCTTTAAATAGAATTTCGGCTTTTATAGCGTCCTTCTTTTTTTCAAAACCACGCTTCTTATATTGCTTGGTCTTTCCATTCAATTTATATGAACCGTAATACATCCATTTGCCTGTTGCTTCATCTTTCTTGACTGCCATTTCTCGCACCTCTTTTTTTATCATCATACACAAGAAAAAGGATAAAAAAAAGGCATAATTCATGAAAAAATATGCCAAAAATATGCCGATGTTCCTATATATGCTTTATATATAGGCTTTTATTTAATATACACAAGAAAGAGCAATTTATGAAGACTTTACAAATAATTAAACAAGATCAAGATAAAACTATTTCATTAGTAGAACATGAAACATCACACACTAAATATATCCAGAAAGAATTGAATTATTATGATAAAACACTTTATCAAACACTTCAAAAGATAAAGAATCCATATTTACCTAAAATTTTTGTAATACAAGAAAGTGACAATCATTTAATACTAATTGAAGAATATATAGAAGGTAAAACATTGGATCAACAATCCTTTTCAAAAGAACAAGTTAAAGACATCATGCATCAATTATGTGAATGTTTAGATACATTACATACGTTAAATCCACCTATTATCCATCGTGATATCAAACCAGAAAATATTATTTATCATGATAATAAGGTTACACTCCTTGATTTTGGCATTGCTCGTTTTCTAGATTCCAAGAAAAGTAAAGATACCCTTATCTTAGGCAGTGTTGGCTATGCAGCACCTGAACAATTTGGTTTTCAACAATCCAATCCGCAAACAGATATATATGCCTTGGGTAAATTAATGAACTACCTATTAAATGGTTCACTAGAACATCAAAACAATGTTCCCTTTGATTTAAAACAAGTCATTTTAAAGGCAACACAATTAGATTATAAGAATCGCTATAATTCGGTTAAAGAAATGGATCTAGCCATTCAACAAAAACAAGTAATTATTCCACCTTTCAATAATGCTACTTTAAAATCCAAGATGATTAGCCTTGCATGGATTGCGTTTATACTTATGGTTGTAGTAGATATGCAACCTGGTGAAACAATCCATAACAGCTTTATTAATAAACTGAGTTGTTTTGTATTTATATATTTTGGTTTATTCCTTTACTATAATACATTAGAAAATTAATACATCAATGTTGATAAAAAACACCAATCGAAGCACATTTAAATGTACAACATTGGTGTTTTAATTTTATTGAACTAACACATCTCAATATGGATAA